CCCGTATTATCCCAACTTAATGGATATATCCAGTCTATATCAACTATATTTATTCTTGTCTTTGCATTGCTTACATCTAATGTCATTCTATCTTCATTTTTTATTATATCATAAGCACTAACTACTGCTACTTCTGTTCCTAATGCTCCTGATTTTTCTATTAATTGTGTTATTAATGTATATAAGTCTAAATTATCTACTAATTCATCAAATTGTCCTTGTGAATTTTCATCTTTTAATGAAATTTTACATTTTTCACTCCATAATATATCAGACCAATCTTCGCTTATTTCTTTTGCCATATTTAGAGTAAATCTCTTCTTATTTACTTTTCTTTGCCCATTATATATAAAATAATTGTGAAAGCTCTTTACATTTCCTGCATACCAACTTTCCCATTGTTCTATATATGTTTTTATATTGTCTTTTACTTCTGGATTATAATTGTAATTGTCTTGTAAAAATTTTTCTAATTTCATATCGTCCCTCCATTTACATAATATAAATTTTAAAAAGTGTTTTTTCGGCATTTTTTAACACTCTATTTTTAACAAATGTTTATTTATAAATACTTTAAGTAAATATTTACATAAATAAGTCTTTTTTATTGTTATGTCTATTTTATATTATTGTGGGGGTTGGATTTTGAAACCAACATCGCTATCCTGTGTTGTCCAATTAAGAGACCCGCCTTAATCACTGTGGAACACATGGGTAGCAGTTTAACCATTAACATACCCCACATTATTTTAATATTTTTCATTTATTGTCATCATTAATTTATCATAAAATGGAAACATTGAATACTCACTAGCATCTAAATCATCTATTGGTGTTGTTCCATCGTCTAATCTTGTGTCTTCATGCTTTTCATCCCAAACTGCTAATTTGTATGCTTCTATTAAATACTTACATTGTTTTAAAATAAATCTTCTATGTTGTGCAAATAACATCTGGTCTAAAAATATTCTATCATTAATTTGTCCTTTTATGCAATCTTCTATTTTAAGTGGAATACTGTTCTGTTGTAAATATCTATTCATTCCATAAGTTAACACTTGTCCTAATGCTCCATAGTCTGCATAACAATGTGTAACTTTACCATACTTTTCAACTATTCTGTTGTAAAATTTAATAAATTCTTTATACATATCTTCTGGTGTATGTAATCCTGCCATTTTTAATTCATCTATTGTCCATGCTTCCTTAAAATATTGTGTTATTCCTGTTGCTTTAAACTCTGTTTCCCCTTCTGTTGCTCCATAATCTATACCAATAGATATTATCATAAACCTAATAGGGTTTCCATATTCATCAACCGCTTCATCCTTTATAAACATTTCTGGATTATTTGCAAATTGTTTATATATAATTCCTTCTGCTAGTACCCATAAACCTAATATGAACCTTTGATAATATACTTCGCCCATGCTTTGATATTCTCGTTTTAAATTATCAAAATATTCTTGATTTTCTTTTCTTAATATTTCATTATCATCAAATGTAAAATGCCATATCTTTTTGTCTATTTCTTCATTGTCTATTATATCTAACTTAACCCAATGCGTTGGTGTATCTGGGTTTGTTGTAGCATATAACTTTGCATTCTTTACACTTAATCTTGATAATAACATTCTGTAAAAGTCTTCTGGTATTTGTGTCAACTCATCAACATAAGCTCCTGCTAACGTCATACCTCTTATTTTACTTTCTGCTCTATCATCATTTGCACCTTCTAGCCATACTTTCCTTCCAAATAATGTTCCACTCTTTTGACTTATACTATATGTAAAATTGTTACCAACTAATTCTTGTAATAATCCTAAACAATTCCTTTTTAATGCTGTTATTGTTTTTCCTGTCATTAAGAACTCACTATTTTCTGGCATACTTCCAACAAATATAGCCCATTTTAATAATGATACATAAGTCTTTCCACTTCTTACACTTCCTGTTAATAAGTTTATTCTTCTATCATCATATAGCATAAAATCTATTTGTTTTGGATTTAACATTTCATTTAATGTTTTACTCATTATTTACTTTCCTTTGCTTTATTTAAAGCTCCTATTAAACTATCTATTATTCCATTGCTATTTTCTTCTTTGCCATTAAGTTCTCCCATTATTTCAAGCATTAATCTATAATTTTCGCTCTTACCTTTTATAGCTCCCTGTATTAATCCTAATGTTGCTAATTCTCTATATGTTTTGCCACTCTTTTTATTCTGTTCATCTAATAACATCTCTAAAGCCTTTTTCATAGTGGCTTTTTCTTGTCTAGCTTTACCACTTGCAATACCAGCTTTTCTACTATCTTCACTATGTTGTTCGGGAGTTCTTCTCGAATTAAGTTCTTCTACTGACATTAAATTATCTAGTTTATTAGCCACTATATCACTTCCTTTTTCTTTTATTTATTTCTATTGCTTGTCCTTGCTTTATTGCTTTACTTTTTTGTTTATATACTTTACCTGTTTTTCCCCATTTATATCCGCTTTTTACTTTTCTAACTGGCATTTTTCTCCTTCATTTTGTTTCATATTTTTCTGTCTAATTTGATATTCTTTGTATTTTTCTCTAAATTTCTTTTCTCTTTCCATATCCCTAACAATTCTTTTTGCTATCATACTTCCATCTTTTTTCATATGTTACCTCCCGATATTAATTTATAATTTCTATATCAAGTCCTGTTTTTTCTTTACTTACTTCTGCTTCTAATATAATTTTATTTATATAATTCAAATTATCATTTTTTAGTATTCCCATTTCTACTAATCCATCTAGTAATCCTTTAATCCTTATATTATCTACATCTGTATTTTTATTTTTAACATATTTTTTTATTTTAATTGTTACTGGATATTTTTTGATAGGTTGTAATCCTCTACAAAAATACTTTACTATTTCTTTATCTTCTCTTTTAATTTTGTTTGCAATAAATTTATTTGTTCTTTCTGCATCTATATATTTGTTCCAATTAGAAAAATCATAATCAATATACATATTTTTTCTCTCTTTTTTATTATTTTATCATAAGTTTTATTTTTTTACAATACAATTAACATATTTCCAAATATATCCACCAATTTCTTGCATATATATTCTCCTAAAAATTATTTCATTTCTACAATTATCCCTAAGTTTTGTACTATTTTTTTAATTTCTTTATAATCTTCCGCATCTAATTGCCCTGTTCGATAGCTGTCAATGTTATCTGCAATAGTTTTCATTAACTCTGGTAATCTTTTTTTGCCTAAATTCAATTTGTAATTAAGTGAATAAGCCACCATATTCATTACAACACAATATGTACTGTTTACCCCTTCTTTAAATCCTGTATTAAAAGTATCTTCTCTATATCTTTGCATTGAATATTCTACACCATATTTACGTTCTAGTTTTCTTCTTTCTTGTCTATTCATCTAACCACCCTAATTCTTTACATTTTTCATTTATTGCTTGTAATTCTTGCATTCCTATTGATATTCCTATTATTATTTTTTTAGCTTTTTTTAAAAAAATAATTTCACTTTCTTCAACAGGTTCTTCATTTAATCCATAACCTATCATTAATACATCATCGTCCATTACACTATATGTTTTCTTATATCCTAACTTTTCAAACATCTCATCAGCTTTACTCATATTCTAATTCCTCCCCACAGAATTGACATTTATCTGCTCCATAAGTTAATTCATTACATCTAGGGCATACTAATACTTCTTTAATTTCTTTAAACATACTATCATTAGCATTTAACCATTCAATTTCTCTATATATTACTTTACTCATTTTTTCACCTTGCTTTTATAAACTTTATATATAAATTCATTAACAACATCATTTATACTATCATTTATACTTGCCACTAAATCACACACCATTTCTTCTGTAAAGTTTGGCACTTCATATAATCCATATTCCCATATATAACAATGTGTTAATTCATGTTTTAATGTTTTTAATTGTTGGTCCACACACATATCTTCATTAATAAAAATAGTATGTAATGCCTTTTCTGTTAATCCAAATACAAAGAATACGTCATCATCATTATATTGTTGCTCATACATTGTTTTCATTGTATTATTATCTTTTAAAACTATTTCCCATATATCATGATTAATTTTAAACTCCATTTATTCCTCCAATTTTTTAATTCTTTTATCTAATTGTTTTATTGCTTTAATTAACTGATTTATCATCCTTGTTCTAACATCTATAATATATTGATTCCCACTTACTATCTCAGGTTTTATTTCTTCTAAATCTTGTATATCTATTTCTGGTTGTTCTTCTATTATTTCTACTTCATCTATTTCTCCATTTTTCATCATATTAAGTAATTCTATTGCTTTTATTGTTTTATTCATATTTATATTAAACCTCCTAACTGCTTCACCGCTTTTGTCCAACATTTTGTGCATCCTATACTGTTATAATTACAATCGTCATATTCTTGTTGTTTGTCAATTTTATCTCCAAAAATTTCAGAAGGACACATATTTATTCCTCCATAGCAAAAAATTTTATGACAAACTTTTTCTGTAGAATGTTCTATAATAATTTCCATTATTTGCTTATATGTAATATCTAATTCAGTTTCTTCTGTGAAAACAACTTTTTTCTTTCCTGACATATCATAAATATTAGACATCTTATTCCCTCCTAATCTAAAAATTCTTCTAAAACTTTTTTTACCTTATATAATGTGTTAATGTCATCACTTAATATCCTTGCATCAACTCTATCATTTGTAAAATTTAATATATTACGTTTTACTTCTATTTCTTTTTCTATTTCTTCTGTTATCTTTTCTTTAATTTTTTCTTCAACTGCTTTTTGTCCTGTATATATTCCATTTTTATATATTTGGTCATAATATGCTAAATTTTCATCAGATTTATTTTTTAATTCTATATTTTCTTCTTCTAATTCTTTATATCTTGCTATTAGATTTTTTATTGCTTTTTCAAAAGGTTTTACTTTACTTTGTCTATAACATTCATATAATGTATCCATAAACATATCAATATTATCTTCAATAATTTCTATATCTTCTTCCATATTATTCCTCCAATCTATATTCAATAGACTTAATTTTTTTCTCTAACTCATCTATTTTTAAGCATAATTGTTTAATTGTGGGTCTTAAACCTGTATCTATCGCATGTTTTAAATTGTAGCTTCTAGTACACCATTCTAAATTATCTACACTATTATTTGCTTTGTTACCATCTATATGATTTACATCTTCAAAATTATTAGGATTTGGTAAAAATGCTAATGCTACTAATCTATGAACTAAATAATATTTTTTTATATGATTTTTATTTGTTAATGGGACTCTATAGTATTCACAATTTGCATTAGTTTGTTTCATAATATGTTCTTTCATTGTTCCATAGCCTTTATTACAATTTTTTATTCTTGCTAATGCCTTTATTCTTCCTAAATTGCTAACTTCATATAATTCTTCAAAACCTTGAATTGTTTTCCATATTTCACTCGACAACATACTGTATCGCCTCCATCTGTTCTTTTGTTACTATTGATTTAATATTATTGCTTGTATATGGTATATGTGCCATTCTGTTTTGTGTATCTTCTATATAAACTGCTTTTTCTGGTGCATATGCTATATCAATTACTAAATGTTCGTTCACATAGTCGCCTACTTCTATTAAATCAATTATATTTTTAGAATGGTTTGCTATATTATCTTTCCATGTGCCTGAACAAATACTATCTCCTGTTAGAAAATAGTCTTTCCAATCTTTATCATATATTATTTTTTCAACTTTAAAAATAAAGCCTTCTTTATCTCTTGCATATTCTCCAACTTCTATTTTATCTTCTTTCATTATTTACCTTCCTTCTAACCATTTCCTTATTTCTATATGTTCTTTTTCACCTTTTGTCATATTTTTTATCATTTTCTCTCTAATTGTTTTCTTTGAACTTTCTATGTATTCTTTTATTTCTGACTTTGTGATTACACCTTTATCCTCTAACAATGTAATAAGTGCCATAAACATTGATTGGTTTTCATATTTATTTTTTGCATTTTCATCTTGCATTAGAAATTTAAAGATTTCATCATTATTCATCTTTTATTCCTTTCTCCTTAAATAAATTCCTAAATATTTTTTCTAATACATCAACCACAATACTGTTTCCTGCCTGTTTATACAACTGTGTATTGCTTGTTGGTACATTTTTTGCTTTTTCAAATTCTAAATCACTAAATCCCATTAATCGCCAACATTCTTTTGGGGTTAGTTTTCTTATTCGCAAATTATTCACCACACCCATGCTATCATTACATTGAATTGTTTGACTTACTTGATGTCCTACTCTATCTCTTCTTGTTTGACTTTCTGGATAAGCAAGATTAATACTATCTCCATTAATAGCTTCATCATATCCTTTTTTTGTTGCATTATTAATCATTATACTTGGCTGCCTCCAACCACCTTGCATTATGTTTAATGTTGGACTTATTCCTTCTTTATCATAAATGCTTCCTGCTTGATGCTTTGACTTTTCTGTATCGAATATTCCACCAACTCTTACACATTTAGGGTCTTTCCAATCTCTTGCCAATATTGTATCTGAATATTCTTTTTCTTGTATTCTTTTCTTCTCTTGCATAAAATTGCTATTTATTATTTTCTCTATTTTTGCATTGTCTAAATAATACTTTTCATCAACTTTATCTTCTAACATATCTTTAAGTCTTAATTTTAGTTCTTCTTTTTCAGGAAATTTAAAAATGCCTTTATCTATATCTTTTCTTATGCTTATTGTATAAACTCTTTCTCTGTTCTGCGGTATTCCATAATCTTTTGCATTTAATACTTGATAATAAGAGTTATAGCCCAGAGTTTTCATAGTTTGTATGTACGCATCAAAGTTATGTTTATGTTTTGCACTTAAAATGTTTTTTACATTCTCCCATAATACATACTTTGGTCTGTTCTGTCCTACTATTCTTACTGTTTCGTACATTAAACTACTTCTTGTTCCGCTTCCTATATCTCCTCCTGCTTGTTTTCCAGCAATACTAAAATCTTGACAAGGACTACCATGACATATTAAATCTAAATCTTCAAAGGTTTTATTGTATGTAGTTATATCTTGCGTTACAAAATTGGTATTATGTATTGCATTAAAACTCGCCATAGCATATTTATCTATTTCAACTGCATCAACTATTTCTACATCTATTCCTATTCTTTTTAAAGCAACACTACAAGCTCCTATTCCTGCAAACAACTCTAATACTTTCATTATTCCTCCTTACTTGCTTGAAGTAGCCCCATAAAGAATACTCCTACTGCTATTCCTAAAATTAATCCTATAAAAAATCCTAACATTTTTCTTCCTCCCATTCGTTTATTATTTTCTGATTTTCTCTTTTGTCTTTCGCCCTGTTATACTTTTTCTTTTGTCTGAAGTCCTCTGGTATAAAAGTAAAAGCATGAATCTCATAATCGGTATCAACTTTGTCAACATATTCTACTGTACATTCAGTTGAATGCGTTTGCTTGTACTCTTTAAACAGTTCATTAATCTGTGATTGTTGTTCCTTGCTTAATCTATGAAACCACTGATGGTTTATGTATCTAAGCAATGCACCGTTCTCAACTGTTGATTTTCCACCTTTGCAGCGTTCCAGAATGTGATGATAAGTAATCTTGTCACAAATTGCAAGTTGTCTATCTCCTTTATATCTTTGTTTTCTTTCTTTGTCTATATCTTCTTTAGTTCTTAAACCTAATTCTTCAATAAAACATATATTTCCATATTTAAGTATTAACATTCTTTTTACATTTTTATTTTTTGACACTAATAATACCTCTTTTCTTGTGTTGTTTAATTCCAAGTATTTCTTCTATATCCCAATTATTATTTAGTCTATCTCTTAATGTGTTTTTGTTAATACCTGTTAATCTACTCCATTCAGCTATTGTATGTTTTTCTGCCCCATATTGAATACACCTATTATTTCTTTATAATAATGTAATTTACCATTATTATCTCTTTTAGATATATTTATTCTTTCAAGTTCTTCTCTAGTACTTTTATTAAATTCACTCATATTTTTCTCCTTTATAAAATTTCAAAATCTAATATTTTATTTTTTTTATATTCTAAATTTTCATTATAATTATCTCTTACATTTTGCCAATGAATATCTAAACTATTTCCGTGGTTTAAATATTTTTCTTTCACATTTATTATTATATATTCTTATAACTTTAAGTTTTCTGTGTTCAAATACGCATATTAAATAATATAATGCATATGTGCTTTTAGGAGTATTGTAATTGTAATAATCATCATTTTCTAGGTTTAATTTTTTTATTGCCTTATCTATCTCTTGTTCACTCATAAATTTATCTGTTCTCCTTCTAAAATTTTTTATCACTTTTCTATGCCTGTATCATTTGCTTTACAAAAATTTTCACATTGTTCTTTCCCTTTAAACAATGGATTTTCTAATAATTGGCAACCCAAACAATTTTTGCAACAGTTCATTTATCCTCCTAATTTATAAACGGTATATGATTTTCATTTCCATATTCAATATGATATTGTATTTCTTCATCTTCTCTTATCTTTGTTATTTCTTTTGGTTTTAATTCAGGATAGTCTTTAAAAAATTGTCTTCTAGCTCTTGTTATTCCTTCAAAGCTTAATTTACTAAATCTTAAATTGATAAACATACTTCCAACTAAATCTGGGTCTAATATTTGTGCTACTTTAACTATAAGATAATTGTCATTGTTTCTTGCATATTCATCTTCTTGTAATACTTTATATACAGTTTTTTTTATTTTTTTATTCATTTGTCTATTCCTCCATTTTTATAAATTCTTGTCTTATTATATTTTTTATGCTCTCTGATAATATTGAACTATTTTTCATTTTAATCATACTGTCATAAATCTGTTTTTTTGTTGGTTTATTATTTTTTATTTGTAAATCTATCTCATCTATTGTTGGTATATAATAATCACTTCTATGTTTTTCATCTTGTATTGTTCTACCATCATATCTGTTCTGTCTTCCGCAATCACATACCGCTGAATATTGATAAGGTTTACCTTCAACTAACTTTGTGTATATAATATATCCTGTATCATTACACTTGTTACAATGTCCTTTTATTTCTTTTTGCTGTGTTGATTGGGTATATGGTATTTGTTTGTGCATATCGATTACTTCTGATAATTTTGGCATAAATTTATTAGTTTTATATATTTCAGCTATTATGTAATTAAATCTTTCTATTGTCATAAATTTTAAACTTTCAAACCATATCTCTCTTTCTGTATCATTAAGTTTTTGTCCATAAAAATTTTCTAATTCTTGCACATATTGTATAAACTCTTTTTTATTCATTTGCCCATTCCTCCCAACTTTTCTGGTTTTGTGTTGTAGGTTTGTTTGTTCCATACCTATTCCATGTTAATATCTTTTGTTTCCAATTTTTAACTCTATTTCCTTTACTATCTATCCAATTCCCAGTTTCAAAATAATCATAAAACTGTTTAGCATCAACATTTAGTTGTTTTTCTTGTATATAATTTTGGATTTCTTCTAAAGTAGGTTTTTTCTTTTTATTCTCTTTCTCTATCTCTATATCTTTCTCTTTCTCTATCTCTATGTAACATTTTGGTAACATTTTGGTAACATTGTTACTACTTTTCTTATTTTCGGCTCTTATTCGTCTCATTACTTGTGCTTTATCTGTCTCACTGCCAATTAATTCATCAATTTGTGCTAAATATATTTCTCCACTATCTAAAACCTTAATTAAGCCTATTTGTTCAAAAAGTGTCATTGCACTTCTTACTGTGTCAAAATCTACTCCTGTCAATTTAGAAAGTGAATTGAGGTCATAAGGAATTAAAGTTTCTCCAATGAGGCGTATCAATTTGCCATCTGTTTTTAACGATTTCAAACATAGTTTTAAATAAAAATTGCTATATTTAATGCCATTCTCTTGTTCTTCTATATATTTAATAGTATCGTCGTCAAAAAAATCACTTTTTAATTTTAACCAATAGTATTTTTTATTCATATTTTTTCTCCTGATTAAACAAATAAGGAAATCTGGGATAGCCTTGCCAGATTTCCTTATGTTTGTATATAAAAAGTTTATTAAACTTTTAATATTGATTTTGTTAGGCTATCTTTTGTGTGTTTAATATATATTATAATTTTAAAAATGTCAATACTTTTTTATCATTTTTTCAATTTAATTTTCCCGTTGATGAATTTTTGTATGACAAATTCTGCAAACCTCTATAAGATTGTCTTTTGTATCGTTTCCACCGCTTCCTTTTGTTTTTATATGATGCTTTTCAGTCTGTGTTTTTTTGCCGCATATTTCACATATACCTTTTTTATCTTTTAATAATTTCTTATCGACTATTCTTTTATTTTTAGGTACAGGATTAAATTCTTTACTTAAATCAGTACAAATATTAAAGCTCATATCTATTTGCTCCATTTTCTTTTTTAAAGCATTTTGTTTGCTATCTATACTTTCATATGCTTTTTTAAATCTAAACAGTCTAGCACCTATTTCTGTTAATTTCTTGCTATCTTCTTTAACAAACTCCTTGGCCATAGCTTCAAAATAACTCATAGCAGGTGGTTTTTCTGTTTGTGTTTCTTGCCATTGTTTTCTTTGCATGTATATTTGTTTGTTTTCTGCTATTGATATTTCAGTCTTTAACAAGTCATATTCCTGTTGTAATCTAGCAATCATTTCACCTATTAAGTAGTTCATATTTGCATATAATTCTATATTTTTAGATATTTCAAATCCTGTATCTGCATTTTCTTTTAATTCCTTTTGTAAATTGATATAAGTATCTGCTATCTTTTGACTATCTGCATTTTGTATTGTAAAAGGATTAAACATATAAAGTTTTTCAAATTCCATAATTACCTCCTAAAATGGAAGAACATCATCTGAACTTATTTCTTCTTCAAAATTATCTTTTTGTGAAATTGTGTCAAATCCCATTATTCTAATCTTTGGTATTTGCACTCCATTTTTATTTTTGTAAAATGTTAAATATCCGTCTAATATTTGTATTTTTGTCATATTTTCAAGTCTTACATCTTTATTAAATCCAACATTTATATACATTTTTTCGTATGTTCCATCTTGATTTTTCTTACTTACAGAAGTGCTATATACTCTTCCATTTTCATAATCCTTTGCAAATATCATTGTTTCACCTGTTATTTTCATATTACATTCTCCTTTATTCTATTACAAATCTTTCAAATTGTTTTACTATATTCATATAATCTTTATTTTTTATATCTGCCAATTTATCGTATCCTTTTTCTTTCAATGTTGCTAGTACTGTATCTTTTTCTACTGCTCTATTTTTTATTAATTCATATAATGCATCTACTTGTGTTTTTGTTATTTTTTTATCTTCATCTAGCGTCTGTCTTGTATATTCATCTGTATCTGCATCTTTTGTATCATCTATATTGAATAATCCATTTAATGCATATTTTCTTGCATAACTACTAGCTGTTCCTGTTATCTGACTTCCATCCATTCCTTTCTTACTTTCTTCTTCTCTTGCATAAGCTGTATTAATTATATGTACAAGACTGTTATCACTTGCTTCTATATCTACTAAACTTGCTTTTGCCTCTATATAATATCTATCACCTATGTTTTGCAAGTCATCACATAATATCAATACTGTTTTATATTTCTTGCATATCGGTTTTACCGCCTCTAATATATCTTCACAACTTCTGTATTTATATCCACCAAATTTATTAAATTGATTTTTATTACATTTCAACTCATTCTGAATATTAGACAACTTCTCATATATATTCATATTATACACTCTCCTTTACTTCTTTTTCTAATCTTTGAATTGTATTTCTTGATACATTCAATAATTTTGCCATTTCTATTTGTGTTATTTTTAAATCTTTTCTTTTTTTATAAAATTCTATTTTTTGTTCTTTTGTAAATAATCTTTTATCTTTTCCTGAATTTTCTTGTAATGTAATCCATTGACAATTACTAGGTATATAATCTTTTTTGTTGTCTATTCTATCTATTGTTAAATCTTCTTCATAACCATTTTCTAATGCCCATTTTTTAAAATTTTCATATTCTTGCCATTCTTTACATACAGAAGGTTGATATTTATATTTTCTTCTATGTTTTAAACCTATCCAAATTTTATACAGTCTTGTTTTATAATCTCCGTGTTTTTTTGCCATACTATTATTTTTCTTTTGACAAGACATACAAATACCTAAATGTTTTTTTACATAATCATTGCGAATATTCATTACTTTACCACATTTATTACATTTAATTTCTGTATAACCTTTTGGTGCTTTTAATTCATTTTGTATATTTGATAATTTTTCGTATATATTCATTAACAATAACCTCCTAATTTAGATTCATAATATTGTTGTTCTTCAATCTTTTTTTCTATTTCATTTTCTTCCATTAAAATTTGTTCTACTTCTATCATTTCTTTTTTTGCTTCATCTATTGTAAATAATAATTCTGATATATAGTTATCCATGTATTTTGCATTTAAATCTAAAATTAAACTTTCTAATGTATCTACTATATTTGTTAATTCTTCATATTTTTCATTTAATTCCATTGACTTCTACCTCTTTCTATACTATAATATAAATAATGCAATTACGCATTAATTCCATTTGGTGAGTTAGTTTTGATTGAACGGTCTGACTAACTCATTTATATTTGCTAAATAAGCTCTTTCGTTTCCATACTTATTATTACTTGCAATTACACTTACTTGTCTTAATATTGCCTCTAACTTTGCAACTTTTTCTGTTTGATACTTTAATAATTTATCCCTGTTTTTAATCATAACTTCTTGATTTGCTATTTTTCTATCTTTTTTTGTAATCATGTTTTTCATCCCCTTTCTATTTTAAATTTAATATGCTGCAAAAAATCCTAAAATGAAAATTCCTATAAATATTAACTCTACTGGTATATAAATAAATATTAATCTTCTAATTTTGTATTTTAATTGTTTTTTCATTTGTTTTACCTCCTTATTTATTAATAAAAATTCCTTTTTTTGTTGCATATACTTTTAATGTATCTCCTGCTCTCCAATGTAAATTATCTCTAATTTCTCTTGGAATAAAAATATAATTATTTGAAAACATCTTAACTGAAATTGGTATTTGTTCTTCAATTTGTAATTGCATTTTTTTAACCTCCTTTCTTTAACTATTTGTATTATATATCATAAATTTATAAATGTAAAGGCTTTTTTTATATTTTTTTTATTTTTTTTATATATTTTTTTGTAAACCTTAGAAGTAACCATTGCAACTGTTTTGGATTAAATTTATACATTTTTTGTAAACAAGCAAAAATAAAAAGCCCCTAATAAAAGGGACTTTAATTATGTTTTAATAACCAATAATCCACCCTGCATTAACAAAATCTTGATAATGTGGCAATGCTTGTATTCTTGCGGCAGGATAGTTTGCAGTATCATATAATAAAGTTGAAAATCTTTTGTCACCTGTATATAAATTTGTAACAGTGATACAAGATTGAAGAATATTGTCAAGACTTGTATCACTTAATTTTGTGCAACCACTAAACATGAGATTAAATGCCTCCTCACCCGTAGCACTAGAAAAATTAAATATTGGTACATTAACTAACTCTGAACAATTATTAAACATAGAAGCAAAAATAGTCACACTTGAAGTGTTCCATGCAGGCATAGTCACAAGTGATGAACAGCCTCCAAAGGTATTATTCATATTTGTTACATTACTCGTATCATATAATCTAACTGTTGCTAAACTTTTGCATAGATAAAAAGTATTTGACATAACTGTCACATTTGTCATGTCAATATCAGGGGATTCTACCAAATTTTCCAAACCTGCAAAAGTGTATTTTAGAGAAATACCCTCAGGAATTAATTGAACAGGAATTTTTTTAATTAATTTAACAAAAGCTGTTCTAGCATTTGCAGCATTAGTCGAACCTGTAACACTATTTCCATAGTAATCAGTCCAATTTACTGTTCCTCCTCCTTCATAAGTACCTGTTATGTCGAAAATTTCCACGTCTTTTTTTATATTCCCAGGTATAATTTTTGTTTCTTTTTCATCTAAAATATCATTTAATTTTTCTTCTAAATCTGTCATTCGCTAACCTCCTCTCCTGCAATAAATGTCCCTGTTCCTGCATTAGAATAAAATGTATTGGACACTCTATCATACATACATACTTCATTATTGCTATTTTTTTGAACTGGAATATAATCTCTAACTAATACGCCATCATCATATATTTTACAACTAAATATTTTGCATGAAGCTTGCAGATTGACTGTACCAGTATCATTATTGCTACATGCAAACAAATATATTGTGTTTAAAGCTGTAAAATTTTCGATTGTTGGTGTTGTTTTTGCAACATTGTCAAACACAAAACTTGTCTTATTCATGTCTGCCACATGTCTGTCAGTATCTAATGTTCCCACTACTGTATTCCCAGAACCATCCATTGCAAAGTAAAATGGTCTTGATTGTCCACTTCCACTATTTATTGTAAAAGCTCTTGTTGTTCCATTTCCAGCTCTACACCCAGCATATACAGCGGCATTAGTATTGCTTGGTTGAAAATCAAGAACCATTCTACTGTCTTGATCTGGACTAAATCCAGTATCTATATATTGCGTTCCTGAACTTTCTATGTATGGCAAAATTGTGTATCCGTCTAAAATTGCATTTGCAATATCTAGGCACTTTTGATAATCTGTTGAATTTGTAATGCCTCCAATAAAACCTGCAAAATTATCTAGTGTTTCATTAATTATTTGATGAGCTCCATCATTATTTGTATTTATTTGTGTTTTTAACGCACTTTTTGCATTTTGTAAACGACTTATCTCACTCTCAATACTCATCTAAGCACCTCCTAAATTTCACTAAGCAATGTTTCAATGTTGCCTAGTGCGGAATTAATATATGTTACATCATATACATTGCCTTGTACTGTACTTCTAGTTTTCTTAACCTTGGAAGTGTCTAATTTCCCAGAAATATCTTGGTGTTCTGTAATTACTGTTCCTAAATCTACAACCCCAGAAGTTCCTTTACTTGCTCCATTCATTGTAATGCCCGTTATAGTACCTGTGTTCTTAGTAAATCCCCAATTTGTAACAGTTGTTTCTGTTACTTCGCTTGGTATCGTAGGTTTATCAGTTAAATCATTATAAGAACCAGAAAAGTCACTCTTTCCGTCCCATGTAGACTTTTCTGTGTCTGTAACAACTCTATGCGTTGAATCGTCACTTAGCTCTGCTAATGTTGTTGGAAGTGCGTCTGTAATAGCTTTTTGACTCATTGAATTTGTTGTAGAACTCCCTGTATCTTGTGCTAAACCAGACTTTGTGACGAAATTTGTAGTATCTGCAATAACATGATATGTAGTACTTGAATTATTCCTTGTTATTTTAAATGTATCTATATTACTCATTTTTTATCCTCCTTCTAATATCCTATACTCCAACCAGCATTTACAAAATCTTGATAGTGTGGCAATGCTTGTATTCTTGCAGCTGAATAATCTACGGAATTAAAACTTAAATAAGTTAGTTTCTTTTGATTAGATGGATAATCACTATGAACTGTAATACAAGATTGTAGTATATTATCTAAACTTGTATCTGATAATGCAGAACAACTCCCAAACATATAGCTAAATTTAGAACTTGTTGTTATTGATGCAAAACTTAAAACTGGCACAGTTGTTAAAACAGAGTCATTCCTAAATAAACTTCTAAAATCTGTTACTTTGCTTGTATCAATACTAGATACACTTTCTAAATTATTACAATAAGCAAATGCATACTGCATATCTGTTGCAGATGACGTATTTACTGTTGAAATATTTGTTACTTTTGATTGATAAAACATGTATGACATATTTTCTACTTGACTTGTATCAATATTCGATGGAATAATTGTTGTACCTTGAAATTTTACTCCTTCTGGCACAACCCATTTTGTATTGACGTTTGCACTTGCGTAATTTGTTACATCATGCGTTCCATTTGTTGTAATATTAATTGTCCCTGTTGGTGTAATACCTGTTTCAACTGTACTTAATGCTGTTACCATTTGACTTGGTGTATAAGTATCTTGACTATTTTTAAGCCTCCTTGTTTGATTTGCTATACCTATTAAGGTAGTGTCATCTAAATATACTTTTGACATTAGTAAGACACCTCCTCGGCATTGTCAACTATTTCAAAAGTCAGCGTGTTTGGTTCTTCATAGTAAACAATAGTACTAAGTCCATCTTGTCCATCAGTTCCATCTTTTATTTCTACACTTTTTGTTGTACCATTCTTTTTAGTTATTGTTACTGTCGCAGTTGTACCACTTTTTGTTGCATCAATATCTAAATTGTTAGCTTGATTTATTAAGGTTGTTCCATTATTAATAAACTCTGTTACTTGTGCTAAATACTGCTCCCATTCACTCGTTGTTGGAATTTCTTGTGAATTATCTACGTCTAATTCTCCTGCACCTTTATTAAAATACAACCCTACTAAATTTGTGGATATTTGGTATGTTTTTATTTCGTTCTCAACTCTATATCCTATAAAACCTATTGCATATGTTCCACTTAATTCTTTGTCTATATAAATCTTATTATTAATTACTGCTATTGCTTTACCTGTATCTTGTAATATTCCATTTTCCTTCTTAACTATTCTTGCTTCAATTATTAGATTATTCCAATTTTCATCTGTTTCAATTTGTGCTTCATAATAATTTATAGAACCAGATTTAAGATTATCTTTATCTTTAATGATTACTTTATCTTTTTCTAAAATAAACTTCATTTTTCGCCTCCTATATTAATAATTTTTTCCATGTATTTTTTCCAATAATTCCATCAACAACTAATGCATTGTTTTTTTGAAATTGTTTCACTACTGTTGTCATTTCATTACCAAATATTCCATCTGCACCATATTTTGGCAATGTATAACCTAATTCAATCAAATGTTTTTGAACCAATTTAACAGTTTTATGCCTGTTATTTTTATTTTTAGATAATACAGGCAATTTTGACATTGTTTCATTTCCTACTATTCCATCAACTTTTGCACCTATTGCATTTTGTATCTCTTTAACAAAATTATTTTCTACAATAGGTTCTTCTTTTGCTAATTTTACTATTTCATTAAATGGATAATTTCTTCCTGGACATGCAGTAGAACATACATCTCTATGTCTTATTATTGAAGTTATAGGATATTTACTTTTTATGTATTTAACAACTTCTACTATTGCTCTTTTTTGTGCATCATTCATTGTATAGGTTTCAAAATTACCTTCTGCACAAATTCCAATTGACGTAGCATTGTGCCCATAAGCATGAGCCCCAACTGCATCTTCTTGTCTTCCTCTATATATTGAACCATCTAACCTTACATAAAAATGGTATCCTATGCAACTCCATCCATTATTTTTGTGTATTGTGTCAATACTTTCTACATCTCCATAACCTGCTCTATGGTGAAGTATAATAGTGTCTGTATTTTTTCTTTTTGTTAATGTGCCATTCAATTTATAATTTTTTTCGTGAATATCCATATTATTCATCTCCTTTTAATAAATTGATATTACTAATTAAATCATAAATTCCTCCTGCAAATAATCCGCTTCCTGCTATGCCTGCTTCAAAATCTTTTGTTATAATTCCATATATAGTTGCTACTAAAACACCTATAATTAAGTTTTGTATTGGAATTATTTTCTTTTTATCTATGTCTGGTTTCTTCTTGGTTATCTGTCCAGCTATTAATGTAACTATTACTGTAACAAATCCAACAATATAACTTATTTCCATATTATTACCTCCTTTTTTCATTATAACATAATAACTTAAAAAAATAAAGGCAAATTCTTGTATATCTCAAACAAAAATTTACCTTTATATAAAATGGTAATTAAATGAAAACATATATATAATATAACATATTATTATTAATTTTTCAATAAATTTTTTAAATATTCTTTCACAACTTTATTAATAGAATTATTGCTTAATGCCGTTAATTCGCACATATCTTCATAATCAAATACTTCTTTTCCGTCTTGATTTTTATGTCCATTTTCGTATAACCAAACGTGCATTAACTCATGTTTTAATGTGATTAACATTTGTTCAAAAGTTCCTTTTTCAATATAAATATCTGTATCAATATAATCAGAACTTCCAACATAGCTTTTTAAACCTTTTATTTTATCAACATTAAAAATTGTATAAATTCTATTATTTATTATAAATTCACATATTTTTTCCATTATTTTTCCATTATTTGTTTTAATTGTTGGTAGTTTTGCTTTTCAGCTTGTGCTACTCTCATTATAACATTTTTTTCTTGTGGATTTGTAACCATTTCTGATATATCTTCTAATTTTCTATATTGTTCTCTCATATCTTCTACTGTCATTTCCAATTCTTCATAATGGTCTCCTCTATAATTCACTTTTCCACCTCTACGGTCATATTCTCTTGTTCTATAATTATCTCTGTAATTCCTATAATCATCTCTGTAATTGTCTCTGTAATCCCTATAATCTCTATAACTTCTATAGCCATGTTGTGCTTCATCATAATATCTATTATCATAATCTCTATAATCTCTATTACTTATTTCCATATCGTTCATTTTTAATCTCCTTTCTATTCTGGTATTGTAGTATAATATAAATATACTTTATCTGGTTTTGCATCTTCATCATTTATAAAGTCATTGGCAAATCTTACATACATTTCAATATCATCTCTAAATAAATCATTATAATCATTATATGCAGAATTCATAACCACATAAAAATCAACATCTCTAAACCCTAAACCTCTTTGTCTTTGAATATTTGATGTTTCTTCTAAAGTCCATTTTTCTCCATAAGGATGCATTTTACGTACTATTTCTTTTGCCATTTCTTCATTTAATACACACCCATATGCCATTTCATATAATTGCATTTGATATTCTTCAAATTTTTCTGGATGACATTTTTGTATATCTTCCATAGTATCTTCTAACATATCAGACAATTCTCTCATATCTTCTAATCTACCATTATCTACTATTACTTGTATTATTTTTTCTATATCCATTTTAATCTCCTTTTAGAAGTTTTATAATCTCTTCATTTTGCTTTATTATTTTATCCAACAATTTATCTTGGTGTTTTAAATATTGCATTAAATCATTATTATTAAAATCATTAATTAATATAAAAAAGCTTAATATTTGTAATGTATTTGACCAAAATTCCAAATTTTTATCAAAATTATTCATAATTAATTATTACTTCTTGATATATTAAATGTAGCATTTGTAATTATTGGAATTTCAGTTGTTATTGGTGTTGTTGGTGTACTTGGTGTTGGAACACTTGGAACACTTCCAACTGTTATAGATGTATCACCTTTTGGACATATTTTAAGTTTTCTATTAAATGAAACAGTTTCATAATCATCTGATGCAGCAATTGTTACTGCTCTTACTGTATCAGGAATTAAAACTCCATCTTCATATAAACCAATAGCAATAACACCTGCTGTTGATGAACTAACAGAAGCACTGAAATTTATATTATAATGTCCTGTGTATCCATTACCAAATATTTTAAATATTGGATTTCCGTTTTCATAATCTAGCCAACCGCCATTACAACAATAAGCACACCTTGTTCTAATATTTGTTGCATCAAATATTATAGAACTTGAATTACTTGGTAATACTGTTGGTTCGTTTATAATAGTTTGTATCATTTTATTTCTCCTTTCATAATTTAATTAAAAGAGAATAAGCCCTTGCTTATTCTCTAATTTATAGCAAGTTCTCGTAATAGAGCTTCCTGTAATCAGGTATTTGCTTTAATATTTAATTAAAACACATTGTTGCTTCCGCATCCACATCCGCAACCATTATTGTTGCATGTAAATATTGGTGTTCTTCCATAAACTGGTGTTGATGGTACAGGGCAGTTTGAAAGTCTGTTATACAACTGGTCTACTTCATTTGCAAATCCCTGTGCAATAAATGAATTTTGTGCTATTTGACTTGCTTTTAAGTCAGCCATTTGTAATTCTCTTTGTAAATCAGCAATTTTTTCATTTTTAGCATCAATCTTGTCATTACATAATTGGTCTAATATTCTTTGTGTTGAAGCTGTTTGGTTTGTTATAATATCACGTATTCCATTTGATAAGGCTTCTCTATCTGCACAATTTTCAGCTAAAATTGTTGAAGTTAGATTAGCTTGTCCTAATCTATTTTCTGCACTTGCATCGCATAAAGCAGAACTAATATTATTAAATCCTTGTAATGTGCTTAATTGATTACTAAAATTTTGTTGCATATCAGCTATTTGACGTGCATTTGCTGCGGTTTCAGCATTTGCAAATCCAGAGTTTACTGTGTTTTGCATATCGCAGCAACAATTACATAATTGTGTGCTTAATCCTTGTACTCCATCGTGAATAGATGTTAATTGATTTCCTAATTGCAATGTATTAAATCCTTGATTTGTATTTTGCATAATTTCTTTTTGTCCATTTGAAAGCCATGCATAATCATTATTAAAACCATTTCCAAAACCACCATTGCCATTACCATTAAATCCACCAAATAATGCGAGTAATAAAATAATCCATACCCAATCAGAACCATTGCCAAAACCACTATTCCCAAATCCTCCTCCGTAAGGGTAAACAGGATAAGGATAGCCATTATTATTTCCATCTACGACTGCCTTTATATCGGCTGGTGATAAATTGTCATTCATAATTTTATCTCCTTTCTTTTTTTTAATTCCATTCTTTACTTTTCATCCCACACGTGTTATAATTAAGATGTTGAGTTAAGATAAAGGAATTTATATAAATGTATCTTTGTGAGAACTTAACTCAACATTAAAAACTCACATTGGTACATTTGTATAAGTTCCTTTTTCTTACATAACAAGGAGGTAATAATATGCAAGAAATATGGAAAGATGTTAAAAATTATGAAGGTTGCTATCAAGTAAGTAATTTAGGTAGAGTTAGAAGTCTTACTAGAAAAGTTAAAACTTTTAATGGGGTAAGAACTTCTAAAGGTCAAATATTAAAACCTTTAAAAACAAATACTGGATATTATCGAGTTGACTTAAAACAAAATCAAAAAAATAAATATATATCCATTCATAGACTTGTAGCAGAAACATTTATACCAAATCCTAATAATTATCCTATTATTAATCACAAAGATAATAATCCACAAAATAATTGCATAGATAATTTAGAATGGTGTACGCAAAGTTACAATGTTAAATATGCTTACAAATATGGAAATGCAAAACCTACTTCTGGTTGTTTTAAAAAAGGTCATAATTCGCACAACTAAACCTATTTCATATTTTGTATTTGACTTAAAATTTGTTCGGGAACTCCAAAACTTCTACATTGTTTAAATAATGCTTCTTTTTGTTGGGGTGTATAATTTCCCATTATTTGTTGTAACATTGCATTTGGATTTTCATTATTTTGCATTGCTTTTCTTATTTGTTGAAATCCTTTTGGCAACTTGGTTTCCATTTGGTTCATCAAAGTCTGAATTAATACTTGAGGATTCATTAGTAATCATTCCTTTCATTTCTTCAATTTGCTTTTTAAGATTAAATATTTCTTTGTCTTTTTCATCCATCTCAACTATTTCAACTGTATTAAATGTTCTTATTTTTCCATTAACATCTTTAATCCATAAATTAGTAAAATCTTTATTTACAAATACTCCTAATTTCATAACAAAAGTATTTTTGACTTCATCTATACTGTTAGCATATTTTGCTTCCAACTCATTTACAGTATTTTGCGTTGGTGCTATTTGAAAGTTTTGAGTAACTTGTGGAATAGCTTGTTGTTGTTGTTGTGTTTGTTGAATTTGTCTAATTTGATTGTCTATTCTGTCTTTCATATTTTGTAAATCTTGTAAATAATATTGATTTGAATACATAGGATAATTCATAATATACCTCTCATTCTTTTTAAAATCGTTTTAAACTTGTTTTTATATTAAAACAGTATTATTATGTATAAAATAAAAAGAAGATGTTTAAACAAAACCTAAGCTATTCTATTGGGTTTTATACATCTCCTTCTTTACAGATTAAATAAGACAATTTACTTTTTACAGTAAATTGCCTATTGGAATTAGATGATAACAGGCATTACATCTAATTCTTAATTAAATTATATAATTTTAAATTTATTGTTTTCTAGTACGACTACATAAAAAAAAGAACTTTTTTCAAGTTCTTTTAAATACCAAAATAAATTCTAAAACTAAAAGCAATTTGTTCCAGTTTTTCAACTATCCTTGGATTTTCTATTTCTAATCTTTCATTTATTTCTGAAAAAGTCATTTTATCTTTAAATCTATATTTATATATTAAAAAAGTCAAATTATCTTGCTTCTTTAATTTATCTTCAAACTCAATTAATTTTGTTTGCATAGAATTATATTTAATATATTCTTCAATGTCATTATACTTTGTATTTTTGCCTTTCCACATAAAAGCATCATTTATATTTCCTTTTGTTGTTAAAATAAATGCACAAAATATTGCCATTATAATTGATACTCCAAAACCTACATTTGTTAACACAAACAAACTTAAAAATATTAATAAACTCCAAATAGAACATTTATAAGGACTTTTATAATGTAGTGCTCCTCCAATACTAATTCTAATCATTACAAATATTCCAATTATTATAAGCATTATTTCTAGTTTTAGTCCTAGTAATTTGCCTGTTAATATAATTACTAGAACTTCTGCAAGATTGAAAATAATGCTTGGTAAATTAAACATTATCTTTTTCATATCTTACTCTCCATCTTCTGTATCACAGAAAAATAAATAAGAACCCCATGGTGGCATAACAACACCCCCTTTACTTTTGGAAATTAATTATATTAATAATAGCTATATTCAAAAAGAATATAAAACTATTTAATAATATCAAACTTACATTTCTTAAAGTAATACTTTTTATTGGTCGCTTTTCTTTATCATTTCTGTTCCATAATTTACAATATAATTTATAAATTTTATTAAATTTATTTTTAAAAATAAAAATTGAAAATAATAAAATTCTATCTATAATAGATACAAACACATAATTTGACATATCTTTTTTAACAAAAAATATTAATATAAAAGATAATATTGCCAACCATAAATGTGAAATCATTATTATAAATATATCTATAATTTGTGTTTTATTTTTATACAATAATTTTAAACACAAATAAACTAAAACTATAAATAAAATATAAAATAGAATTTTCCATTGCTGAATTAGTATACACATAAAATATACTATCGCAATAGATAAAAATAATTTTAATTTTTTGCTTTTTAAATTTTTAGTATATATTAAAAATAAAGTAAAATATAAAACTTCTGGAATTAATCCTAATAATATGCTTAATAAATAATACATAATTTTACCCATTTCTCTTATTAAGGTCTTTCAAGTCCTTATAAAATATAGAGGAAGAAAGGACTTGAATTACCTATAACAAGGATTTATTTTGCTTTATTTATTATAACATATTTAATATTATTATGCAAATTTTACATCATTTTTACAACAAACACAACTGCTCCAACTACAATAGATATTATAGAACTTATTACTGCCTTTCTAATCCAATCTTGATTTTGTTCTAAATTTTCTACTCGTTTTTTTAAAGGAGCAATTTTTAAGTCTTCTATTGTCTCTGACGTTGTAACTTTACTATTTATTACATCTAGCTTTTTATCAATATTTTGTAATAACTTTTGATTTTCAACCATTTCTTGTTTTATTTCTTTTACTTCCTCTTTTAGATTATCAAACTCTTTTTTAGTTACAAATTCTTCATTCATAATTTTATCTCCTTTTTATCTAATCTGTAGTTTTTGTATAATCTATTGTTATGTTCCACGTATTTCCTGCACCCCAGCTATCATTAAACACACGCATAGTAATATTTGTACTATCAATATTTGTAACAAATGTACCAGACTGTAATTCATTGTTTGCATTAATATTAATATATGGTAATATTTGGCTACCTTCTTTATTCGCTTCAACTTTTATATATTGCTTAATATTTGAAATTCCATGTGGAATTGTATTGTTACCAGCAGATAATGCTGTATTTGCAATAACAACTGTTTTTCTATAAATTGGTTTTCCATCTTTCCAAACGCCAACAACCCTTTCTGATGTTGAATAAACATTAAAGTCTACGGTTCTCCAATTTCCCCAACTAGCAGGATAGCCAGAATATTCTCTCATAACAAAAGTATTCCCAACTGGTCTTGAAATATACTGTTGAATTACCCCAGAATTATTAATTACAACTAATGTACTATATTTGTAATAATTTGCAGGTGCATTAGTTAATGTTACATCTGGTATATAATATATTCCTGTATTAGTTACATCATTTAAGTTAGTATTATTTGCGACATTAGTTCTTTGTGTTAATGAATTTGTACTCGCATTATCTAATGTTTCTAATTCTGTTTCTATTTTATTTAAGTTTGTTGCATTTACTGGTGTTGTTTGATTTGGCAAATTTATCCAATCTGTTTTTGTATAACTCATTTTTTATCCCCCTTTTTTAATTTTTCTATTTCTTTTTTCATTTGCTCTATTTCTTCTTGTTGTTCTTGTATTGCCTTCCACATAATAGAACTCATTGTATAGATATCTATTGTGTCATTATTTATTACAATGTCTGGTGTATTATAATTTTTACCTATAATAAATCCTATATGTCTTTTTTCATTTTCATTTTCTTCTTTATAATTAAATTCATAAATATCTGTATCTTTTATTATTTTAATTGCACTTTTATCAAATATTACTATATTCTTTTTTAACTCTTCTTTTGACGTATTATAAAATCCATGTGCATACATTGTTCCATTACTTGTTATATTTCCTTGTGCATATATTTCACCTTTTGATGTGATATCATAAGCTAAGATACTTTCTCCACTTATTGAAGTACTATGTCCACTATCACTATATAAATGTATAATTCCTATTGGAATATTTGAATATGAACTATCTGAATATTTGCCTATCTGTGCAGTAATATAACTATTACTATCTTTTGAAATTCTAAAACCATCTGGTGTCATTTCATGTGTTGTATTATTCCACATATATCCTTGTCCATTTGTTTTTATTTTAGGTAATGAATATGATGCAGTTATGTTTAATTCTCCTCCTGTAATACTAGCATTATTACAAGTCATATTTCCATACTTGTCAACGTTAAAATTATTACTTGCAATGACAAGATTTTTACTTGTCATATTAATGGTATTCCCTGAAAGAATATTTAAAACATCATTTGCGGTTAATCCGATTTTGTTTGCATTTATTGTTACCGCTTCACTAGATTGATTAATTTCTGAAACAACTTCATTTTTACCTACCTTATTTTCTTCAATAGAACTTACTCTTGAACTTATGCCATTTGCTGTTTGATTTATTTGTGAATAATTTAATTGTGCATTTTGTTTTGTTTCATATGTTGCAGAAGCAGTTGATGTAATACTTTCTGTTGTCTGTTGAATTTCAGTATTTAATTCTGCTTTTGTTGCAAATTGCGTTGTATAAATATTTTGTGACATTAATCTCATACTTATATATGCACTATTATAACCTAATAAAGTAATTTCATAATCTCCATCATCTAAGTTAATTTGAGGATATGTATAATTATTAATAACTTCATTATTTAATAATGCAACTGTTCCATCAGCATTATATTCACATCTTTTTGTTACTTGACATACTTGTTGATCATAACCTATATACAACTCATCATAAGTACCACTATTAGACTCAATTAATAAATCATCTGGCAATATATAATCTACATATTTATTCTGATATATTGTTCCTGTTATTGCATTTCCAATTGTGTAATCTGTTCCTGATACTAATAATGTATATTCTTCTGTAGTACTATTATAAGAATAATATTTTCTATAATTTGTATAATATATATCTTCTGTAATTTCAAATTCATCTAAATTTGTAAATCTTAGTTTTCTGTCTGTCATATATAACGTGTCGCTTGGATATATATTATCTCTTGGATATAAATATGATATATTTTCACCAATTGCATGAATTTTAATCTCTATTGGTTCCGATTGATTAATATCTGTGAAATTTAATTGTGCTGTTATTGTTTCTTGTTGAGTTGTAATATCTGCTATATCACTTATTTTAGAATTTAATTCATTTACCGTTTGTTGAACTTGACTAATTTTTGTATTTTGTTCATCTACATTTGTAACAACATCTTCAATAATTTGATTTTGTTTATCTACTATACTATATGTTTGATTTATTTTTCTATCTGTTTTATCTGATTTTGTATAATCTGTTTCACTTTCTTCTGGTAAATCTGTATATATTATTTCTTCTATACCAGAAGTTATATTTATTTCATCATTTAACATCAAACATTTATATGTGTTTTCTCCAATTTGTATATTATAGTAATCTCCTACATCATAATACAATATTCCCAAACTATTAAAATCATTCAAATAATACTCTGTACCATTTAATGCAGCTAATAAACCTTGTAGAAAATCACTTCTGTCATTAAAATTCATTATCTGATTATCTATTATTTTAACTTCACAAAGTCCATTTTCTTGTACACTTTCACTATCTTGTATATATACATTATCACTTTCTCCTGCTCTACTTAATACTATTGAATTTATAGGTCCATATTTTTCTCCAAATTTTACATTAATATCTTTTAAATATTCTTCATTAATTGTATCATTTGAATTAGTTGGATATTTAACTTCAATTTGGTCTAAATTATTAATTATTATTATACTTCCTGTTGCTTGTGCTATTTCATCTAATACATCTCTGTATGTATAACCTAAATCCTTATATAAGTCCGTTGGTAAAGTCATTACATCATTATAAAATGTTGCAGTTCCTAATGATAAATCAATTTGCGTACACAATTTAGTTAAATAATCTTTTATTGACATTGGATACGTTCCTACAATTGGTTCATAATCTTTCATTGCATATAACATTTTGTCATAACAGGTTAATAGATATGTATTTGTATCTTCTTTTTTTTCACTTTTATATACAACAAAATTACCATAGTCTATATATTCATAACTATTATTAACTAATAAGCCTAACTGATAATTAATTACAGTATCTAATGGAATATCAACTGAACTTTCTACATTTAATTCTTTCATTACTGACTTTAATAAATTTGCCTTAAACATAGGTGTTACTGCATATAATTCATCAACTAAAAAAACTGTTTCATTATTATTATCAATATATGTAATAATACTATGGATTTGTTTACCCATTTTAACAAGTTCTTGCTTAAATTCAGAAGAATGAGATTTCATCTATGTCCTCCTTTCTGTTGATATAAAGGCACATTCAAAACTATCATTTTTTTCTGCTATTCTTTTATTCTCATATTCCCAATCACTTGTATATGTATTTAATGTTTTATACGCATTTGTTGTTGGGTCATAATATACTAATGTCTGATTTGCACTATCTAATATTGGTGCAATAACATTCATTTGTGCTTTTGTTAATTTTTTAAATGTCATTGTAATTTTAGGAAATATACCAACTAATGTCCCTGTAAACTTTCCTGCTAAATTTCTTCCTGTATCACTTCCCCATAATTTATTATATCCATATTTTGCACTTAATAAATAATCTCCCATAGATATATTATTAACTGTAATACTATCTTTGTCTATAAACATTTATTGTACCTCCTTACATATTATAAGCAAAATCTTGTGTGGATTGTACTTGTTTTAATTCTCTTGATATTACTCTACCATTCATTTGTGTTATGTTTGTTAAGTTTACTAATACATTTTTCCCTATTTCTCTTCCTAATTCTGCCATTGCTTGTTGGTCCGTTAATGGTACAATACCTTCTCTTCCTGATTCACCTGCTATTGCTCCTCCAATTAAACTACCTTTATTTGGCATATTTATTATTCCACCTGTTGCTAATCTTGGAAAATTAAATGTATTTAATCTACTCAAATTAATTCCTGGTACACCATTAATTGTATCAATTAATGAATTTATTGAACGTATTGGAGAATTTAAAATTTTTTCTATTGCATTTAATACACTATTAATTATTTTCTTAAATGCATCTGATACTGTATTTCCGACTTTTGTTCCAATATCTTTAAATTTAGCAATAATATTTTTAATAACATTACTAAAAAATGTTCCAATATTACTAAATGCTTTTTTTACATTTTCCCATGCATTTACTGCACCATTATATATTTTATCCCATAAACCTCTAAAAAAATCTGAAACAGGCTTTATTATATGTGTATTTATCCAATCTCCAACTTTTCCTAAAACTTCTTTTATTTTGTCCCAATTTTTAATTACCTCTGCTGCAACTAAAATTATTGTTGCTATTAATAATACTAACCAAGCTATTGGATTGGCTGCATTTACTGCTAACATAGCTATTGCAATACCTGCCAAAACTATTGCTATATCTCTTAATATATTTGCAAAGTTGTTCCATGATGGGTCTTTTATAAATTTTATGATATCTTGTATTAATGATATTATCCCTGCGATAATCAATCCTATTCCTAATGACATTAAACCACTTACACCAAATTTTAATAATACTAATGCTGTTGCAATTCCTGTAATTGCTCCTATTACTAATTCTTTATTATCAATTAGCCATTTCATCCAAGGAGGGTAATCTCCTTCTAATGCACTTAAATCCATACTTGGCATTCCAACTCCACCTGCACCTGCACTTGTCCCTGTATCACTTTGGTCTGATAATATATTAACCTCATCAAATCCTAATAATTGTTTTTTAATTTCTTTTACTGCTTTTCCTACTCCACCAGCTTTGTTTTTCATTTTTTGAAAATTCTCCGCACTACCTTTTGAAAATAAATTAACTCCAAATAATGCATTTACTATCATATTGATTAGTTGTAATAATTGCATTGCTAATTGTACTATTCCTCTTAATACAGGTGCTACTGCTTGTGTTAATACAAATCTTATATATTCTAAATTTGCAGCATATTGTTCATCATATGATGCTAAATCACTTGATGCTCTTCTTAACATCATATATGCTCCTCTTATTGCAAATATTCCTAATACTAACTTACCAGCTTGTTTTACTGCATCTTGAATTGAACTTTCAACACTTTTAAAACTTTGTTTTACTTTATCTATTTCAGATTGGTGTTTTTGTAATTTTATTCCTTCTATTTTTGTTTTATAATCACTTATTTCTTCATTTATACTATTATATTGATTTTTAGTTTTTACAACTTTTGCTTCAAGTATATCTTGTTTATCAACTATTTTGTCAAGGTTATTACCAATTTGTTCTAATGTCCCATACTCATTTTGTAAATTTTCAAATGTAGTATAGTCTTGTGGCATACCTTTTCCACTTGTTAATTTATCTTGCAACTTCTGCATTTTTTGATATACTTTACCTAATTCATCTGATTGTTTTCTTAAATTTTCTAAATCACTTTCTTGAATAGATAATTTTGCTTCAATCTCAACTTTTTTATCTTCTTTCTTTTTTATTTTTTTATCTAAATCCATTATCTGTTTATCAAACTTATCTGTAACTAATTCTGTTTCAATTTTAATTTTACCTTGTGCCATTTTATCCTCCTTTCTTAAATGTCTATTCCTAATGCTTTATAAAATTTTCTTGCACTTTCTTCTTGTTCTTTTGTAATTTCTTTTTCTTTTACATTACAGTATTTTTGCATTAAATAATTTTGCAATTCTACTAACTTATTTCTTTGCTTGTTATCTTTTATTTTTGTTGCATCTTCATTTAATATACTTATTATTCTATTTAATGCACAACAAGTTCCAAATTCACTTGTACTCAAATTTTCTAAATCATTGTAAAAATCATACCAATGCAAATATTCTAACTCATAAGGATCATAATTATAGTCAAATTTAAAAGAACTTCTAATTAATCCTTCACATTTTGAAATATCAATCTCAAATTTATCGTGAGAATTGTTTTTAACTTGTTTTTCTTTATTATTATATATGTTTATATATTTAAGCCCTAAATCAAGTAATTTATCCATTTTTGTGCAATTTAGACCATCTTCACCAAATAATAAATAAATTATTGCTAATCCTCTTTCTATATCACTAATTTTTTTGTTTTCTGCAACTTTATTACACTCAATAGCAACTCTAAAATCAGTATTAATTTTATATAACTTATTGTCAACTTTTACATATTTAGGATTACTCAATTACATCATTTCTTTCTTTAACATTAGAATATTTTTTCATTATCTTATTTTTAATACTTTCAGCACTTACTTTAATTTTAGGCATAATATATTTGTTTATTAGCTCATCTATATAATCTAATGTACTCCAACTTAATTCTCGCCCATTTAATAATTTTTCTACTCCTCTTTCTCCGAGAAACATATTATAAATTTGAACTTCTTTTTTATAAAATTCTTGTAATGCTTTTATTTTAGCTTCTTCGTTGGCACTTAATAATTTTTTACCTTTATGGTCTTGTTTTTTATCTATAATAATGAATTGATTTTTTAAATCTAGTCTTGCTTTTTTATCATCTTCTATTATTTGTTGATATTTAATTGGTAATTCAATATCTTCTAAATTAAATACTAGACTTTCTCCTGTTTCATGTCCTTTTTCATCTACTATTTTAAGCTCTAATATATCCCCATCATTTTTTATTTGAATATAGTTATCGCTTTTGTTTTTTAACTCTGCTTCCATAACTTAATTCCTCCCTTATATTTTAAAAAGGCGAGGCAATTCATTCTGCCTTCGCCTCATATTTTTTAAAAATTAAATACTTGCACTTGGTGTAAATGTTGGTGTTCCGTCTGCTATTGCTACTGTTCCTTCTACTGGGTCGCCATCATAATATATATCATATTCGATTTCTTCACCAGAATAGCTTGTTACAGTTATTATTGCATTACTTAATTTTGCTGCATAACTTCCTGTTGTTCCACTCCATGTATCAACATCTAATACTTTTGTTTTATAATTTAATTGGTCTCTTCCTGCTGCTACAAATGCAAATTCTGGATCATTCTTATAACATTTTTGTGTTACTGAACCTTGTTTTTGATTAGAAGTATGGTCGTTTCTTGCATTGTCTTCTACTATCCATTTTTCTGTATCTACTTGTGGATTGTATGATACTGCATATTCATTAACACCAATTCCTAATAATGCCCATGTGCTTGTAGAGTCTGGTGTTGTATCTAACCATGTAATAAACTGACTTCTTTTTATTTTTTCAATATCATCTGGTATTACTGCTAACCCCATATTCTTTTTCCTCCTTTATTCTAAACTAGATAGACTGTATTGTATTATCTAATACTTCCCTAAATTCTATCTGTATTTGTATATCAAATTCTGCTGTGTTTGTTCCTGCGTTATTCATTGTGCCACAGTTTAAACACTTTATACTTTCTATACCATTTATATCTGGTAATATATTATTATCATCTTGTGTCTTTATAATTCTTTCAAAAGTTTCATAAAATCCTGCATTCTTTATATTAGATATTGTATCAGCACTATAATTCATTCTACTTCTAAATGAATATACTTCGGTTTGCAATATGTCTCCAATTATCCAGCCATTAGCACCTTTTTCTATGGGTATCTTGTCTAGTGAATAATTATTCACATCATTACTCAAAAAGTTGACATTTATTTGCTTATATTTATCATTTAATGTACTAATAATATCCATTAAATATTCTCTTAGTTTTGTAATTCTTAATTCATCAACCTCTATCGACATAATCTTGTACTTCCTTTATAACTATATTTTTTTCCGCACTCCACATTCGTTTATCCCAATATGGTCCTGTTCCTGGTGTTGTATAATTTTTTACTGGACTTCCATGTACTATTCCAACATATTGTGCATGTGCATAAGGGCTTTCATAAGTTATACTATTAGTTGTTTTAGTAATATTGTCTCTTAACATTCCTGTATCACGTGGAATATATTTATCCATATGTTTTGCACAAGTGTCTGTAAAAAACTTTTGAACTGGTCCATTAGGTGGTATTCCTAAATCTGCTTTTATTACACTTAATGGTTTCAACATAATTATTGACCTCCTAAATGTATATGCGGATTATTTCCAAAGTCATTTACATTAACACTTGTAACATTATAGAACTCATTACCTTCTAAGTCGCTTTGTTCAGTTATATCTCCATGTATTCCTATAGCCACTATATCTCCTATATTAAATATACTTTTATCTCTAACAAACTCCATAGGTATTCTTACATTCATATCATTAGCATTTTCATATCCTTTATTAATAGAACTTCCTTTGTCACTAAATACCCAAACACTTCTAAATATAGTTTTGTTCCATTCTTCTAATCTAGTTTCTGGGTTTAAGACTTTATGATAATAAGTAATTGACTTATTTGTTATCATTTATACCACCCCACAATATAAAAGGTGTTCATTATTAACAATTACTCCATAGAGATATGTTGAAACTAAATCTTGCAAAAGTTCACTTTTGCCAACTACTAATTGGCTAATTTGACTACTAGGAATATATGTTACTGAATATCCGTCTGTGTTTTCACTTTGCAAACCGCTTTGTGCTTTATTTAAGGAAATATAATATCCTTGTAATTCCTGTATCATTTTATTTTCTAACATTTTAACTTCTTCTGGCATTTCATCAACAACTTTTAATCTATTTTGTGTTTTACTGTCTATTATTCTTCTACATTCAAATTCTAATTCATTAAAAGGCACTTCATCTAATGTACCTCCTAAACTTAAATACTCATCATAACTTAGATATTGATTAGTGAAATCCATTTAAAAGTGCCTCCTTTCATTATATACTTGGTGTTGCTGCTGGTTTTAATGAAGCAAATGGAAATCTTGAACTTGTTCCATTTAATGCATTTACTGGATTTGGAATTTCCCATCCTAGTCTCATTACAACTCTTAATGCAACCATATCATCTTGTGCTAAATTATAAAGTATTGAACCATCTGTGTCTTGAATTACAGCTTGATCTAATATTTTATATGTTACATCTTGTCTAATTGCATATACTGCTTGTGAGAAATCACCAGCTATTAAAGTTGATGTTGTTTTATCCCATACTCCATTGTCCATAAATTCACGTCTTACAGAACCAATTTCAGTTGTATTAAGTGGTTGTCCTGTTGTATCTGTCATCATTCTGAATTTGCCTTTTAATCCAACTCCACCTAATATACCATTAACTTCATATCCGCTTTCTTCAACTTTTGTCATAACATCATTAATATCTGAATATAAATGTCCTGTTTCATCTACTTCTGCTCCCGCAGTTATTACAGATGGAACTAATCCCGCTCTCCAATCTGTTGGTTTATCTACACCAAAGAACATTGCATTATCTATTTTCTTAGCAAATGCTTCTACTATTCTTGGTCTTACTTCTGCCCAAATATCGATTGATGCATCATTTAATACATTTTCTTTAATTGGTACAATTACTGCTAATTCTGCAGCATTAATATATTTCTTATCCCATGCCATCTTTGTTGTATTTTTTCTACCATTATTTGTTGACTCATCTACGAAATAAGCAACTGGTAAAGAGTCTAATACTCTTAATTTTGTTTTGTCGCTTGTCATGTTTGGTAATCTCTTAAAAAGTCTTAATGCCTTTGACTCTTTTGTTACTCCTTCAAATATTTCATTTGCGACTTGTGTCTCTATTAAATCTTCTACATCTGTTCTACTAATAACAGCCATTTTTATTACCTCCATTAATTATTATTTCTTGCACCTCTTATTATGTCATTCATAATAGTTGATGTTGTTTGTGGTTGTGTACCACCATTATTAAGATTTGGTGCGGTTTGTGTTTTTGTTACAACTGTTTCTCCAAAATATTGTGGATTTTCTTTTTTAAAATCTTCTAATGCTTTTGTGAAATCAGTCTTTTCATCAACCTTTCCCATAACCTCTGATTTTACAAACTTACTAAACTCTTTTTTTACATTTGTTCCACTTAATTGAATATCTGCTTTTAATTGTTTGTTTTCGTTTGTAATATCTTCATAATTTTTAAGTGTTTCTTTGTTAGTTTCAATAGTACCATTTAATTCTTTGACTTGGTTTTCATATTCTGTTACTTTTGTTTTGTAATCATTAATCTGGTCTTTGTAACTTTGAATATTTTTTCCATATTCCGCCATAATATTATCAATGGTTTCTTTTTCTAACTCTAACCCTTTTAAAAATTCTCTCATAATTTCCTCCTACGTCTTTTTTACGAGAAACGAACTCGATAGATTTAATTATCAGTGCTAGTCTTAACGTTGCTATGCCACACGTTTCTATAATAAAAGAACACCAAACTATTTTAATTAGCTTGGTGTTCTTTTAATTGACACTCTATTTCATTTATTTTTTTACATCTGTTACACATAATTTGTATAACTCCTATAAACTTGCCTTTTAATAATAATTTATGGCAATGTTCACATCTAATTTCTTCCATTCATTCTCCTTTAATATTATCATATTTTTCTTTTTTTTGCAATAGTTTTTCTTGTAGTTCTTTTAGGTGTTTCTTTGACAGGTTTTTCTTCTGGCTCAATTGTTTTTGTTGGTTCAAAAATTACATATCCTTTTTCTGCCAATAATTCAGCTCTTTTTTCGTCTGTTTCCCAAATATCTCCTTCTTTTGGTATAACATTTCTTTCAGCATCTCTTGTACCTTCAAATTTTTTTGTTGCTCTTACTTTTACCTTCATTTCTTTTCCCTCCTTATATTTTTTTATTATTTCATTTTTATCAATTATTGGTCCATCATATTCTAAATATTCTAACCATTTTTCTAATGAATGATTGTTATATTCTTTACATTTTGGAATTTTTTTTATTTTATTTATATCAAAATTCATGTCAAGTGGTACAACATATCCATTTATTCCATCTTGTATTAATTCTGTACATCCTCCTACATCTGTTACTATACAAGGCACTTGATACTGTAAACTTTCTTGTACAGTATATGGCAATCCTTCACTATCACTTAACAATACAGTATAATCTGCGTTTGCCAAATAATCCCATATATCATATCTCTGTTTATAAAAATGTACTTCTTCATAATTGCAATTTTGAGGATTGTTAGTAAATATATCCCATTGGAATTTTATTTCAGCATTTCTCATCATGTCCATTAATTTTAACATTCTATTCCAGCCCTTTTCTTTATCTATTCTTGTGCAACTTATTAATCTTATAATTTTATTTGTTTCTTTTCTTGGTAATAATATATTTTTTATTGTTGTGGGATTATCTCCCAAAGCCTCATGGCTCATCTTTGATACAAACTCACCACAGCCAACTATTTCTTTAATACCCATATCTTGATACTGTGAATATAACTTATTATGTTCTAGCAAATATTTATAATTGGCATGTCTCATTTCTATCATTCTTTTAGCTTTTATGTTTTTTGGTATTTTACCCCAAACTGAATTTCTAATAAATATATCACATTCATATATTTTACTTTCATCGTATTGTTCTAGTTTAACTAATCTTCCCATTTTACTTAATCTTAAAGGAGTTCCACCACAATGTAGTACTGTAATGTCAAAGAAAAATCTCATCCACCAGCACCAATTATATGCCATAGTTTCTACCCCACCTATCGGAGAAAAATAACTTTGATAAAATATAATTTTTTTCTTTTTATACATATTACCCCCAACTACCTAACATTAAATGTTGAGCATAAACATCTTTTGTCAAATCTACATGTGTACAAAATGTTTCTGGCGGATATATTGCCATATTATCTTTAATTTGTAATGCAGGAACATCTCTCTCAAAATATTTACCAATTATATCACTCATAATCATTGTGTTTGTTTCATAATCATGCCAATTTTCATGTGTTTTAAATATCTTTTTATCATATACATCTAGCATTTCTTTTATTAATTCATTGCCTTTTTCTGCTCCCATTACTGCTGTTACTGGATAATGTGCAGACTCAAACCCTGTAAAAAAAAAATATTCTAGGAATTTATCTAATGATTGATATACTTGAACATCAGTATCCATATATATGCCACCAAAATTATACAATGCCCATAATCTTGCTACGTCTGATGTATATGCGTACTTTCCTAATATATAACTGTCTGTGGTATATTTATTATATGTTGTATCAAAATTAAATTCGTTCCATTCAATAATTGTATAATCTGGACAATATTTCTTCCAGCTTTCTATACATTTTTTTACCGCTTCTGGTTTTTCTTTTCCTCCAAACCAACAATAGTGTATTGTTTTAGGTATCATACTTTGGTCCTCCTATAACCACTTACTCTCATTCTTTCTTTTTTAGGTAATAATCCACTTTTTTTACATAACTTATTATATTTATGACTTAATTGTGTTATTTTTTTCTGACTTTCTGCAACAAGTTCCATATCTCCACTTGCTTTTGCAAGTATCTGTGTATCTTTTTGTTTTCTTATTTCTGTTTCAATCCTTCTTTGTAACTGTGTACCTTCATAATTTGTATAATGTTTGCCTTCATATTCAAAACCTTTTTCATTATTTTTTTGTATTTTTTCTAGTTGTTTGTCTGTATATTCTGGTTTACTTACACCTAATACAATAGTAAATATTTTATGATAGCAATTATATTGGCTTATTTGTCTTTTATCTGCACCATCATATTTATTTCCTTTATAATCTATTGCAATTTCTCCATTTTCTAGCTTTTCATATTCTTCATTGCTAAATTGCCTTCCTTGTATATCAGCATGGTCTGGTGCAGGATTACTATGTACACTTATTTCAATTCCATCTGCATTATATTCTTGTCCAAATCTTACACTAGTTTCATTATTTAATTGTCTTATACCATCTAACATATTCATACGAATTGCACTATCTAATCTTCTTGTTCTACCACTTTCATATTGTACTATACCATTATTTCCTATTTCTTTTAATGTTTTTCTCATTGCTGAATAAAAATCTTGTTTTCCTTGTGATACACTTAAAATAGCTCTATCAATTATATCTTGGTATGCTGTCTTTAATTGCCTAAATTTTCCATCATAGACTAATCCTACCACGCTTGTATTAGCTATATTCCTATATGTGTTTGCTGTTATTGTTGCAATACTTCTTACTTGTTGCTGTAATGCACTATCTTTTGAATAAGGGATATAATCTAATCCTCTATACCTATAAAATTCTTTTGCAAATTGTTTATTGTTCTTTGCAACTTCATCAAATATCTTGTAAATGTCTTGTATATTTTTACCACTTACTTTAGCTAATTTTTTTGCTATTTCATTATAACTTCCACCGTATTTTAATATTTGACTTATTTGATATGCTTGGCTTGGTGTTAATGTACTTATCTTCTTTATTGCTTCACCTATT